ATTGGCATCACGTTTGGCTATGCGAGGAAGTGGACCGCTTAATGCAGCGTGCTAAAGATGGTAAAGAAACTGAGAATCTGGTCTTCAACCTACCGCCAGGCGGCTCAAAAACTGAAATCATGATGAACAGCATACCGCATGGTTTAGCTATCAATCATCGGTCACGTTTCTTGTATCTGTCTTACTCATCCGATTTGGTAGCTGATGTATCGGACAATGCTAAGAGTATTGTGAAGTCACAAGACTTTCAACAGCTATGGGCGACTGAGTTATCAACATCGACTGACAACAAAAAAGAATGGAAGGTCAGAGACGGCGATTATGATGCCGGTCACGTATTTGTAGCATCTATGGGTGGTCAGGTAACTGGTCGACGTGGTGGACGTCTGGAAGAAGGCTTTACTGGTTTGATTTGTATTGATGACCCGATTAAGCCAGAGGACGTGTTCAGCGCCAAGTTGCGCAATAAGGCCAATCGTAAAATTATTAATACTGTGCAATCACGTAAAGCTAAGTCATCAACCCCGGTGGTTATGATTATGCAGCGCTTACACGTTGATGACCCTATTCGCTTAACTGAGGATGGTAGCTTAACTGGCAAATGGCGGCGCATTGTAGTGCCTGCGCTTATCGATGATGACTATATCAACACGTTACCGCCACATATTGCTGAGTTGGTGCCAACTGACGTACCTAGAGATAGTAAGGGCCGTCAAAGTTACTGGAATGAAAAAGAGTCGCTTAAATCTCTATTAGAAATGGAGCAGGGCGGTACAAATAAAGACTCACAAGCTATCAGCTCATTCACATTCCAAGCGCAATATATGCAGTCTCCTATCGCGCTTGGCGGTGAGCTTATCAAGTCAGATTGGTTTAATCGATATGATGACTTACCGCCTCTTATTTGGGCGGGTATCTATGTTGATACCGCGCAAAAGACCAAAGAGCATAACGACTGGAGTGTATTTTTAGTCGGCGGTATGGATAAAGATAACAATTACTATGTTATCGATGTTGTACGCGGAAAATGGCAAGCGCCCGAGCTTAACAAAAACGCTGACATGGTTATCACTCTACACAATAAACCACAGCCGCCATTGCGTTATATGGCGGTTGAAGATGCGGCAGCCGGTACGCAATTAATCCAAAATATTAGCACTACATCAAAAGTGCCAATTAAAGCGGTGCAGCGTGGTGCTGATAAGCTTACTCGTTTCATGAATGTACAGTCGATACTTGAAGCAAGGCGAGTTTGGCTGCCAAGACGAGCTTCTTGGTTAAATGAATTTATCATTGAGTGTGAAGCTTTTAGAGCTGACATGGCACATGACCATGATGATCAGGTTGATACCTTGATTGATTTCTTAGAATTTGGTGCAAGACCCTTTAAAACTCATAGAGCCACAGCTGGCAAACGGACGTACAGATGACAGACATGACTAAAAAGCCGCGTTACCGTGTCAAAGCTGGCGGCACACTAAGCCAAGAGCAAGCAATTGATTTGCGCGGTAAGTTGTTTTATCAACAGCTCATACGCCAAGATACCGACGAAATACTTAAGAAAGCCGGTATCAGTCGCTATGCGCTTAAGACGCTACTTACTGACCCAGATATTGACCAAGCGGTCGATAGACGTACTGAGGAGCTAACAAGCTCGCTTTATACTTTGATGCCGTCTGAGGGCAAGGTCGCTGAGTTTATCTATGAGCAATTAGATTTGCATCTTGAGCCAATACTACAAGGCGTCATTGACAGCAAGCTGTACGGCTATGATGTCGCCGAAATGGTATGGGGCAAAGATAGCAGCGGTCGCAATGTTGTTATTAAGCTGACAAGCAAGCCGATTGATTGGTTTGAGCCTAAAGCCAATGGCGATTTATTGTGGTATCCCAACGATGGTAGCAATCCTAAGACCGTTAGTGACCAAGATGATTATCAGTATCGCTACTTATTGCAGCAGCACAAGCCTACTTACTTAGAACCAAAAGGTAAGTCACTATTAAGCCGTGTTTACTGGTTGCATTACTTTAAGACGAATGGCTGGCGTTTCTGGTCTAAGTTTTTGGAGCGTTTTGGTAGCCCGTTATTGATTGGTAAGACTGATGCCAATAGCGATGATGATGCACAGGACTTTGCTAATGCGCTACTAGCGGCTCATAACGCTGGTGTCGTCACTGTTGGCATTGATGAAGATGTGACAGCCGTCACTGGTGGTAGCAATGGCGAGGCGTTTGTATCGTACAACGATGTAACCAAGCAAGGTATCACTACCTATCTGCTAGGTCAGACGCTGACAAGTGGCACGGATAACGGCGGTACTTACGGTCAAGGCAAGATACACCAAGAGCAGCAAGAGATTATCTTTAACTCAGACCGCAAGCACGCGCTCAAAGCGGTACAACGATTTATTGATATTATCTGTTTAGCCAATGGTTATGACGCGCCAGAGTTTAAGTGGATTGCCAAAAAGGTTATTCCAGTTGACCAGTTAGACGCTGACAAAAAAGCGTATGACATGGGCCTTAGATTCAACAAGTCATACTTTGTTGATGAGCTTGGCTATGAGGAGCGTCATATCTCACACGTTGAAACGTTTGGGAGTGCGACCACGTTGCCGATATCAGCAAAGGCTAATTCGTTTGCCAGCAAAACATGGATGCCGTTCAAAGCCGCTGACAGCGATAGCGAATTTACCGACGAACAGCAAGAGCTTGAACGAGTCGCAGATGACGCGCTAAACGCGAGCGTACAGCCGTTTGATGTGAACAAGGTGCTATCGGCTATAAGTAACACTACAGACGCTGACAGCTTACGTGAGGCATTATTTAACCTATGCGGTGAGGGATTGGCTGAGAGTGAGTTTACTCAGTTGGTTAATACTGCGTTGATGGTCGCTGATGTTCACGGTTTTGCTGATGAATCGAGTGAGGTTTAGTCATGGCAACGACAACAGCAGGATTTGACGTACAGTTTATTGAGGCCATTGCTTACGCTTTAAATCGTGAGGTGGTTTTGCCTGATGACTACTATCTACGCATGACACCGATACAACGTCAGCAAGCGGTATCTATTGCAGGGCTTGCACAGACTGAGCAGATTAAGCATGTCATGAGCTTGGTTAATGAGCAATTAGTCGATGGCGGTACGTTTGCAGACTTTCAAAAGTCGGTTAAGGCAGGCGACATTGATATTAATTTGCCAAAGCATCGGCTAGACAATATCTTTCGCACTAACATCCAAGGCGCTTATGGCCGTGGTCGGTGGTATCAGCAGCAAGCCAATAAAGATGAACGTCCTTATCTAATGCGTGACGGCATTAATGATATTAGACAGCGCCCAGCGCATAAAGTTTTGTCAGGTGTGGTTAGGCATATTGATGACCCGTTTTGGCAGAAGCATTACGCGCCTGATGGCTATCGTTGCCGGTGCATTATGCGCTCACTCACTAAGTCACAAGCTGAATCAAAAGGTATAACCGTCGATGATGATTTGCCAAACGTACCAAACGATGAAGGTTGGATTGGTGGTACGCCTGCTCAGTACACGGGCAATATGAATAAGCTGGTCAATGACAAAATAGCCGAACTTGCTATCACGTACTACAAGCAGTCAGGTGCGATATTGGAAGCAAGGCAACGGATCGAGGCAGCTATTACCGTGATGTTGGCACAGCCGATACCTGAGCTTGCGACATTGATTGACGAAGCTAAAGAGCTGATTGAGGAGCAGGGCGAATGAATAAGCGTAAACGAATACTCAGAGCCATTGTGCTGATAGCTGATATAGCGATGACCATCTACACAAAACGCAAGCAACACAAACAAGACCGCCGATAAGGGCGGTTTTTTAATGGGTGAGTATAAATGACTAATTTAGCACTTATAGCCGGGCGTCTTGTGAATACTGAGAACTTACTATTCGTCGATGCCACGCCTAACGTCAACGGTGGGTTTGATATATCTATCGTGATGGTTGGGAATGTTGTTAAAAAGGTTGGAGAGACTGACGACCAAGGTAGTGCTACGGCTTATATAGAACTATTGCATAACGAAATCAAAGGCAAAAAACATGAACTTACAAGCAAAGATTAAGCGCGATATTGATAGTCATGCGCTCATGGCTTGCCACGACATACAAGGTGAGCTTGCATCTATCGACTTCAAGTCTTTAGCGCGATACAACGATGACGACAGCGAACCAACTTACACAGTTGAGAATGGCGTAGCGACTATTGATGTGCGCGGTCTGCTAGTACCTGAAACATCAAGCGATTATCGCTCATGGGGTGTGACAGGCTATGCAAACTTGGCGGACTACATTCAGCAAGCCAATGATGATTACAGCGTTGAGCGTATCGTTTTAGATATTGATAGCGTCGGCGGTTATGTTAAAGGTCAGCACTTAGTTGATGACACTTTGGCAAACATTACGAAGCCGATTGAAACGTTTGTCAGTGGTAATGCGTATTCAGCAGCTTA